TCCCTAGTGTATCTTTCTTTCAACATTTTGTTGACTTTGCTATACTTGTGGGATGGACATAAAACAAGCAATCACACTTGCTGGCTCACAGAGTGAGCTTGCTAGAATCTTTGGCATAACAAGGGCAGCAGTCAACCATTGGAAGACAATCCCTGCGTTACGCCTATACCAACTCAAAGAACTCAGACCAGAATGGTTTAAATGACACAAGAAGCAATAATTAAAGCCCTCCAGAATGGCCCACTTACTTCACAAGAAGTCTGTGATTTAACAGGGATGCACAAATCATCTGTGCTGTCCACAGCTAAGAAATTACGCTACAAAGGTGATCTAACCACAGAGGAGGTTCAGGTTGGTCGCTACAGAGTGGCTAAATACACCCTTGCTGACCACTTGATTGAGAACAGGCCAAAAGACGAAACTCGCTGCTTGCTCAATCCTTTCGATATTCGTAACGCCAAGGGCATCTTTAGTAAATCAGAGTATGCGGTGATGAACGCACAAGCTAAACGATTGCTTGGCAGACCAAAACCTGCGAAAGAAATTACCAACAATCAATTTATTTGATTTACAAAGTAGAATTGTTTTGATATTATGGAATCCAGCTAGGTCGGGAGTTGCTACCCAACCGAAAAGAGTTAACCCTTCTCCTGCTGGCAATTCCTTTAAGGGTGGTTTAAAAAGCGGCACACACTATGGCTAATCCTTGGTTTCGACTCTATTCGGAGTTCGCACACGACCCTAAAATTCAAATGCTTCCAGAGGCTATGCAAAGACGCTATGTCATGCTTATGTGCCTTAGATGTAGCGAAACACTTGAAACGTTACATGAAACAGAGATAGCGTTTCAACTACGCTTATCAGAAGCAGAACTCATTGAAACAAAACAACTGTTCATCAGTAAGAATTTTATTGATAAGCAATGGAATTTGTTGAATTGGGATAAACGTCAATTTGTCTCAGACTCAAGCACCATGCGGGTTCGGAAGCATCGAAACAATAAGAAACAACCAAGTAACGATGATGAAACGTTACAGAAACGTCAAAGTAACGCTATAGATACAGATACAGATAAGAAACAGATACAGAATAAAGCAACTATCGTTGCTACACCTGAAGGTGTTTCTGATTCTGTTTGGCAAGAATTCAAATCTTTGAGGAAAGCCAAAAAAGCACCGATAACTCAAAGAGCCATTGATGCATTAACCAATGAAGCAAACAAGGCTGGTTGGACTTTAGAGAAAGCCTTGGAGGAATGTATTGTTCGTGGTTGGCAAGCATTTAAAGCAGATTGGGTTGTCAAGCCAAACCCTGCTGACAACATAAGGCTCACAGTTCCAGCGTCAAATGAGCCTGACCCTGCTTTGTTAAAAATTAAACAAGATGAAAAGATAACCAGACCTCCAAACCTTGCGGAATTGGAAAGAATGGCACAAATAAGGAGAAAAGCATGAAAGTAGAAATTGGTAACGCAACACTCTATCTTGGTGATTGTTTAGAAGTTTTGCCATTGATTGACAAAGTTGATGCTGTAATTACAGACCCTCCTTATGGAATTGGACAAGATGGTGGCGCACAACGCACAAGAGGAAGTAAAAGAACAAATGGTGAAAAAATGGGCTGGGATAATCAAAGACCTAGCAAAGATATATTTGATGCAATTCAAATTTCTGGTGATGTACAAATAATTTGGGGTGGAAATTATTTTGCTGATTACTTGCCAGCTTCAATGGGTTGGCTTTATTGGGAAAAGCGCATGGGTGGCGATTTTGCTGATGGAGAATTGGCTTGGACAAGTCAACATAAAGCATTAAGACAATTTTGCCATTACAAAAAGAATAAGGGTGACGAGCATCCAACTCAAAAGCCATTAGAACTTATGCTTTGGTGCATTGAGCAATGTAAAAATAAACCACAAACAATTCTTGACCCATTCATGGGAAGCGGTACAACAGGTGTTGCTGCAATTCAAATGGGTAGAAAATTTATTGGCATTGAGCGTGAGCAAAAGTATTTTGATATTGCTTGTAAGCGCATAGAGCAAGCTATTGCACAACCACAATTATTTGAGCATGAGCCTGTAAAGCAAGTTCAGGAGGCAATGTTTTGAATTACTTTGAAGCAATGAGACTGCTGGACAGAGTTAAGGAAGGCGTACCATATCCCGTACGTCTAATCAATCAAGCATTGGAATTAACTGGTGACTTACTCTCGCAAGACGATTGAAAACCCAAACGATAGGGTAATCCTTGAGCAAGCAGAAGCAAGGGAACTCTATCGCACTTGGGAGACAAACAAAGATAGAGACTTTGTGCGTGGTCGGCTAGAGAGAGCAGAAAGAATTTATGGCTCTGGTGCTAGAGATCGTATTCGTACCTACATGAACAGAATTAAGGATGGGACACTCGAATGAGATACGCAGCTAGGGTAGATGCTAACCAAGAACAGATAGTCTCAGCCTTGCGAGGTGCTGGCGCATACGTCTGGATTATTGGCCTACCTGTTGATCTGTTGGTTGGCTACAAAAACCACACCTTTCTGGTTGAGTTGAAATCAGGGCCTAGAAAGCGTTTAACCAAGCTACAAACCGACTTTTTCGAGAATTGGTCTGGAAGTACCTTGGCAAGAATAGATAGCCCAGAAGCGGCATTACGAATGATTGGAGTAGTCAAGTGAATCCTTACGAAATAACAGAGCCGACTTGCATTAGTTTTTCTGGTGGTAGAACTTCTGCTTTTATGCTCTACAAGGTTCTGCAGGCTCACCAGATGAGCCTACCAAGTGAAGCTAAAGTGATCTTTGCTAATACTGGCAAAGAAGAAGAAGCTACCCTAAAGTTTGTTAATGACTGCTCACAAAAATGGAATGTGCCAATTACTTGGCTTGAATATGTGGAGGTTGATGGTGAACACTCTTTTAAAGTTGTTGATTACCAAACAGCAAGCAGAAATGGTGAGCCTTTTGAGCAGATCATTAAGCATTTCAACAATGCGTTACCAAATGGTAGGGCTAGATACTGTTCAGCTAATCTAAAAACTAGGACTTTTTACAGATATTTAAAGTCTATTGGTTGGGAAGAATGGGAGTCTTTCCTAGGGATTCGTGCTGATGAGCCTAAACGAGTAGTCAAATTTAGGGCAAACCCTAACCCAGAGGGTAAGCATGAGACTGTGCATTTGCCTTTAGCGCAAGATGGAATTTCGTCTAAAGATGTAAGCAACTTCTGGAAACAACAAGATTTTGACTTAGGCCTACCAAACATCAACGGCAAAACAATGCATGGAAACTGTGATTTATGTATGTTGAAGCCTAAAGCACAGATTCTCAGCCTTATCCAAGAAAAGCCAGAAAGAGCATTGTGGTGGATTAAGCAAGAGGAAGAAGCCTCAAAAAGATGCGCTGGTGATGGGAAGTTCTTTGCCATTGACAGGCCTACTTATGCACAAATGTATAAATACGCAGCAGAGCAAACCGATATGTTTGACAAAAATGAGGAAGCTATTTCTTGCTTCTGTGGAGATTAAATGAAAGCACCTTACAAAGCCATTGAGTTTATTTTGGAGCAAGCCCCTCGTTTTGCCGAGGCAAAGGCTCAACGTGTGTATATCGAGAATTTCCTGAGAACAAAAAAAGCCCTGTTGATGAAAGTAGCTATGGCTAAAGGAATTGACTCTGGTGTAGCACAAGAGCGGGAGGCTTATGCACACCCAGAGTACCAAGAGCTATTGCTGGGCTTGCAGGTAGCTACCGAGCGTGAGGAGGCCCTTAAATGGAAACTGATTGCTGCCCAAATGAAGTCAGATATTTGGAGATCAGAGCAAGCAAGTGAGCGTCTTGGCGTAAAAACTACAGAGTAGGTATAAACACCTAGACAATTGTGTTTAGAAATCTATACAATCACAGACAGCCCAAGCAATTCGCAAGGGTACTTTTAAGGATTAAGAAATGCAATACAAATTTGACACAACTGTTGGTGAAGGCTCTGTAATCGTTACTGTCGTCATGGAGTACGAGCAAGACGAAGAAGGTATTTATAACGAGAACATCGAAGATGTGATCTACGAAAAGATTTCGCTGATGGGCATCTTTACTGCTGAACAGTACAAAGATTTAGAGATTGAAGGCTCTATGCGTCTTTCTAAGCACATCTTAGATGAGGCAGATCACGCTAAAACTGTTGACTATGACATGAGGTGCATCTAATGCTTTTAGGCTGCAAACCAAAAGAGCCAGATGCAAAGTGCAGTAACTGTAAAAGGCGGTTACTGCCTAACCCTGTCAACGTCAAGAATTCTAAAGACAAGGCTTGCATCTATGTACCTATATCTTTACAGGTGAAGACATGACGAATGATGAAATCATTAACTTGGCTATAGAAAATACCATTCATGGTTTGAAGTTTGATGAGGAAGGTTTATTACGCTTTGCCAAGCTGGTAGCTTCTGCCGAGCGTGAGGCGTGTGCAAAGTGGCTAGAAAATGTAGTGGATGCCCCAAATTGGGCTGATGTTATCCGAGCAAGGGGATGAGCATGACTGAATGGACTCCAGAAGAAGACGAGGCTTTCAACATGGTTGAACAAAACAGTAACCTTGGAAAGCAGATATTGAGAGCAAACAAATCTAGTGGCATGGACTGTTGCACTTACGACTGTACCCAAGGCAGGAACTGTCCAGTACGCAATAAGACGCTAGATGAGGTTGCCCATGAGTTCAGTTTAATGAAGTCATTTGGTGATACTGCACAGAGTTTCGCTGCTTTTGTAAGGGGTATGAAAAAATGAGCAAAGGGTCAACACAGAGGCCATTTTCTGTAAGCAATCAAAAATACTCAAACCGATGGGATGCCATATTTGGCAGAGACAATGAGAAAGAAAACAAAGAGAAAGCATTGGAATCTTGTGAATCCAATATCTCATGCCCTAGTGGGAGCATCGATAACTCAGAGGGACAAGCTGGACAAACTAAGACTCCTTGAGTACTCAGCACTAGACGCAATGATAAAAGGCTCTGGAACTATCCTAGACTGGCGTACCTTGGTAGATGTGTTAAACCTGTCTGAGATGATGGGAAAGAATGGAGTAGGCCCAGAAGTACTACCTATTTGCCAAACAGCACAGGACAGCCTCCACAAAGCCGCTTTGCGCTACCAAGAGACAAAGAAGATGGGATTAGATGGTCAAGGTATAAAAGCCATCAGAGAATTGATCGAGTATGCTGATTTGCAACAGGGAAGTATCTCAAGATCAGAGTTTGAGAGATACATTCAGAAAACAAAAGACTACATAAAGTCAAATGGGAATCTGGTGGTAGAGATTGAATAACAAACTTTCTAGCCGTGAGAGACTACACCTAGCAAGGGTGAAAGAGATGCCTTGTGGTGTCTGTGGTCAGGCAGGGCCATCAGATGCTCACCACATTGAGCAGCACCAGCAGTATCTTTGTATTCCGCTATGTAAAGACTGCCATCAGGGTAGCCACAATGGGATTCATGGACAAGCAAGAATTTGGTCGGTTTATAAACACACAGAAATGTCGGTTTTAAACGAAACCTTGAGAAAGTTGATAGGATAGAGGCACTCGTTGCCATGAGTTTTAGAGAGACTTGTTCTCTCTTTTTTTTTATGGGATAATGGTTAAAACTCCATGAGGACTGTTATGTCTGGTTTACTTGAGCCATCCGTTAAGATTGAAATTGAGATACAAAGCCAAGAGAAAAGTGGCAAGGCTTGCCCTGTTGCTACAGGCGATTTAGAGGTCAATCTTGAGAATCGTCAGAAGGCCATCGACAAGGCTAACTATGGCCCAATGAATCCTAACGAAGCCAACATGGATTACTGGCGTGAGATCAGTAAGACTTGGAGAAACTCACCAGTTCAGGCTAAAAAGTCTCGCTGTGGTAACTGTTCAGCCTTTATCCAAACTCCTAAGATGCTTGCTTGCATTGAGAGTGGTTTGGAGATGAATGGCGAGGAGATGGATGCTTGGGAAGTGATTGACGCTGGTGACTTGGGTTACTGCGAAGTGTTTGATTTTAAGTGTGCTTCCAAGAGAACTTGTGAGGCATGGATTGCAGGTGGGCCAATAACCGAGGATGAATATGATGGGAACGACAAATCAGCAAGCTCTGGAAATGATGCAGAAGTTGATGCAGAAGAAGCCTAAACCCATGCCTATGCGTGGTGAGCGTACTGCAAAGAACAAAGCAAAGAAGCCTAAAAAATGAGCCTCTATGAGAACATCCGCAAAAAGCGTGATCGTATCGAGGCTCAAAAGGCTGCTGGAAAGACTCCAGAGCGTATGCGTAAAGTTGGCTCGAAGGGTGCGCCAACTGCGGATGCGTTTAAGCAAGCGGCTAAGACTGCTAAAAAGAAATGATTAAGCGAGGCTCAGAGCAGTTTTCTGGCTATAACAAGCCTAAGAGGACTCCTGACCATCCAACCAAGTCTCACGCTGTATTAGCGAAGTCTGGTGAGGATGTGAAGCTGATTCGTTTTGGTCAGCAAGGCGTAAAAGGTTCTGCCGATGGCACGAAGCGTAACGAAGCGTTCAAGGCTCGTCATGCGGAAAATATTGCCAAGGGTAAGATGAGTGCAGCGTTTTGGGCAAACAAGGTTAAATGGTGAACAACATGAAAATGACAAAAGCTGGTCAGAAAAAAGTTGGCAAGGTCATGGGTGAGTACAAAGAAGGAACTCTACACTCTGGTAAGGGTGGCAAGGTTGTCAAGAGCCGTGACCAAGCGATTGCGATTGCTATGGCAGAAGCCGCTAAGAAAATGGGCAGGATGAAGTAATGGAAAACTTAGGCCCAGCATTTGGCTTTTTCCCCCAGATGAAGCCTCGCAGACAGGGTAGTCCTGCTGATTCTGCTAATTTGCCTATTGACGTTTTACGAGGTCGTTTAGCTGGTTTGCTAGGCGCACCTGCTGACATTGCTAATTTACTTAGATCACCAAGCCCAACAGAGATGTTTGGTGAAGTTAATTACGAAGCACCAGCGCAGTTTCCTTATACGACTGAAAAGTTTTTAAAAGAATTGCCACTTGCGCCAACATCAAGAGTTGGTCAGGCCGCAGGTCAAGCCGCATCATTTGTCCCATTAAACCCAATACCAGCCGTTCGAAATGTGCAAAAGGTAGGTCAGGTAGTAGGTGAGGAATTAGCCGCTACGATGATGGGTCAAAGACCTAACACCATGATGAGTAAGGTAGTGCCACAGCCATTGTTTGCTGTTGCGCCAGAGGGATTGCTGTCTGTCAAAACAGAGCCTATTGAAAACCTATTGCAGACAAAGCCACAAGCACCAGTTTCAGACATTGGTTTCTATTCTGCGACTGAGCAAGCTGCGCTAAATTTAAATAGAAACAAGGGAACTGGTCAGTCTTTCATTAACGACATTATGAAAGCACCTGACGTTAAGAAGGAAGAACTGCAATTTACAGGATTGGAAGATTTCCTAAGAGATAAACCTAATGTTACTAAACAAGAGGTTCAAGACTTCTTGGCTAACAATAGGGTAGAGGTTCAAGAAATCAGCATAGACAGTTATAAATCAAAGTACCCATATAAAACTACAAGGCAATGGAATAATGCTATTGCTGAAGCTGAGAAAACAAAGAATTTCGACTTAGCTGAAGACATAAATAGAGAGTGGGAATTGTATGAGGGTATGGGTGAAAATGCGCCCAAATTCAGAGAATACCAATTGCCTTATGGTGAAAACTATCGTGAGATATTGCTGACATTGCCAAATCAATGGGAAAAACCAAGGGCTGCTCAAATTGCAAATGAAGCAAGAATTAAAGAGTTGCGCCAAGAAATGTATGGCACTAGCGGTACAGACGAAATTCGCAAAGAAATAAGTAGATTAAATAACGAAAATACAGCTTTACAGAAGCAAATTAGTGATGCTCCTATTTATAGATCATCTCATTTTAACCAGCCAAATATCTTAGCCCATATGCGAGTCAATGATCGCATTGATGCTGATGGTAAGAAAATGCTTTTTATTGAAGAAGTTCAATCAGATTGGCATCAAGCAGGTCGTGAGCAAGGTTATGCAAAGAAACAAACTAAATTGCCCAACAACTTAGAAATTATTGAAGACCCATACGCAAACAACGAAAAATACAAATTTGTTGTTGTTAATAAAGAAACAGGACTGCATACAGGTTCGGCTGGAAGCACTAAAGAAGAAGCTATTAAAACTTGGGGTGCAAAACAAGCTAAGAGTGGTGTACCTGATGCGCCATTTAAAGACACATGGTATCAATTGGCATTGAAAAGAGCATTGAAGTATGCTGCCGACAATGGATATGAGCGAGTTGGCTTAACTACTGGTAAGCAACAAGCGATGAGGTATCCAGATGAAGGTAATGTCAAAGGTATGGAAAAATACTATGACGAGGTTTATCCTAACTTTTTAGACAAGTATGGCAAAAAGTTTGGCGCACAAGTTGGTCAAACAAGGATTAAAACTGGTCGTGGTGTTGCAGGTGGTGAGCCAGTACATTACTTGGATATAACCCCAGAAATGAAACAAAGCACATCTAAGGGTCAACCCTTATTTGCGGCTACTCCACTATTGCCAGCTACAAGTCTGCTTGACGAAGAAAAGCGTAAAGAGATAACAAGTCTGTTAGAATAAAGTATTAACTTAACCTTGACCAACCCTAGAGGAGTCAAACAATGATTGAAAAACAATCAAACCTTTCAAATCGAGGTGGCGCACGAGATGGCGCAGGAAGACCTAAAGGTAGCCTAGACAAAGGTAACGCTGTCATAAGAGAGATGATCTTAGAAGCACTAGAGGGTGCTGGTGGTGTTGCATATCTAATCGACAAGGCAGAGAGCCATCCACAGGCTTTCATGGGACTAATCGGTAAAGTCTTACCACTTCAGGTAACTGGAGAAGAAGGTAAAGACATTCAGATAAGTGTCCAATGGCAGAAGTAATCGAGATAACCTACAAACCCAGAGAACAACAACTTGCTATCCATGAACTTATGGACAGTAAGCGTTTTGGTGTTGTTGTTGCCCACAGGCGTATGGGCAAGACTGTCTCTGCTATCAACCATCTAATCAAGGATGCTATCCTCAACCAAAAGGAAGCCCCTAGATACGCTTATATAGCCCCTACATATGGACAAGCTAAGAGGGTGGCATGGGACTACCTTGTGAAGTATGCAGAGCCTCTAGGTGGCTCACAGAACATCACAGAATTAAGAGTTGACTTCTGGGGTAGGCGTGTCCAGTTATATGGCTCAGACAACCCTGAATCTTTGCGTGGTCAGTACTTTGATGGGGTAATCCTAGATGAGATTGGTGACCAAAACCCTAAGATATGGACAGATATCGTCAGACCTGCACTAGCTGACAGAAAAGGCTGGTGTCTCTTTATTGGTACACCAAAGGGACACAACCACTTCAAAGAACTGCGAGACAGGGCAGAGAAAGAGGATGGATGGGGTTTGCTAGAGTTCAAAGCCTCTGAGACAGGTGTGGTGGATGACACAGAACTGAAGGCGGCTCGAAATGAGATGGGTGAGGATAAGTACCGCCAAGAGTTTGAATGTAGCTTTGACGCTGCTGTAGAGGGTTCTTACTATGGGCAAATCCTGAACGAGTTAGAAGATAAGAAGCATATGCAAGAGATTCCTTGGGAGGAACTTAGCAGAACCTTTACAGCTTGGGACTTGGGTATGGGTGACTCTACTTCTATCTGGGTGGCTCAGTTAGTAGGCACAGAGATCAGATTGATCGACTACTACGAGAATCATGGGGTAGGCTTAGACCACTATGTGAAGTGGATTAAAGATAACGACTATTCAAAAGCTGAACACATCTTGCCCCATGACGTTAGGGTTAGGGAGTTAGGCACAGGTAAGAGCCGACTAGAGATGCTTGAGGAAGCTGGCCTAGAGATCAAAATCGCCCCAAGAATGAGCCTAGACGATGGTATTCAGGCGGTTAGACGTATCTTGCCGAGGTGTTGGTTTAACGTGCCAAAGGTACAGACAGGATTGAACTGCTTGAGAAACTACCGCAGAGACTACGATGAGAAGCGTAAGATATTCTATGAAAGACCACTACACGATTGGTCTAGTCATGGAAGTGACAGTTTCAGATACTTAGCCCTTGGACTTGATGAAGGTCATAGCACTTGGTCTAAGCCGATTAACAAAGCACCGAAATGGATTGTGTAATGTATGTAGAACGCCAAGGGGTTAATCTTGCCCCAAAGATAAAAGAACTTGAAACTCGTCTTGAAATGTTAGAAAATGTGGTAAAGGCATTACAATTGGAAAAGCCCAAAATGGGTCGCCCCCCAAAGGACAAACATGGCACAGAACGAATTGTTGTCGATAATTCAAGCAGAAATTGATGACTCGATTGGCTACATTGAGAGCGAGACTGTAGAGCAGCGCAAACAAGCACTAGAAGCCTACTTACGTTCCCCTTACGGCAATGAGGTAGAGGGAAAGTCTCAGATCGTTACAGGTGAGGTAGCCGAAGCAATTGATGGTGCGCTACCCTCTTTAGTTCGCATCTTTACAGGCTCAGACAATATTGTTGTTTTTGAGCCACAAGGCCCTCGTGATGAAGCCAGCGCAAAACAGGCCACAGACTATTGTAGTTGGGTATTTTTGCGTGATAACGAAGGTGTAGCCATTCTGCATGACTGGTTTAAGGATGCTTTGCTTCAGAAAAATGGCATAGTTAAAGCATACTGGTCTGACGAGGAAAACATCACTAAAGAGCGTTACTTCAACTTGTCTAACGATGAGTTGGCAATGCTTATGTCTGACGACACAATGGAGATTGTCGAGCAAGACACAGAAGAATTCCCCATCCTAGATCAAATGGGTAATCCTGCGATTGACCAGATGGGTCAGCCAATGATTAACCAAATCCACAATGTTGTTGTTCAACAGAAAAAGATGGTTGGTCGGGTTCGCATTGAGAACGTACCTCCAGAGGAGTTCTTGATTAGCAAGAAGGCTCGTACTATTGCTGATAGCCCATTCGTAGCCCACAGACAGATGCTGACTCGTAGTGACTTGGTTGCTATGGGCTTTAACAAGAAGCAGGTAGAAGGTCTGCAAATGGATGATGCTCTTGCATACACTCCAGAGCGTGTGGCTCGTTTCTCTGCTGGTGAGCAACCTTACCAAGTACAGACTGATGACCCATCCATGCAAGAGATTGAGGTCTTTGAGTGCTATGTCAAAACTGATGTAAATGGTAAGGGTATTGCCTCACTCGTTCAAGTGTTCTACGCATCTAACGAGATTCTTGAGGATGCCAAGGGTAAAGAGATGGTCGAGGAAGTGGATTATGTTCCTTTCCACTCTATCTGCCCCATCCCAATTCCACACAAGTTCTTTGGTAACTCCCTTGCTGACAGAACAACAGACATTCAGCTAATCAAGACTACGATCACTAGACAGATTCTTGATAACCTTTACCTGACAAACAATGCACGAGTGGTTGCTGTTGAAGGTCAAGTAAACCTTGACGACTTGCTTACATCTACAGCAGGTGGTGTTATTCGTGCCAAGTCTCAGGGTGCTGTATCTCAATTGGCTGTGCAGAACGTAGCTACTGCTGCTTTCCCAATGCTTCAGTACTTGGATACCATGCAATCCAAGCGTACTGGTGTGTCTGATGCTTCACAGGGTTTAGACCCATCTATCTTGCAGAACGTGACTGCTGCTGCTGTTGCTTCTATGCAACAAGCTGGCGCAGGTAAGATTGAACTGATGGCTCGTTTGTTTGCTGAGACAGGTGTTAAGTCTCTGTTTAAGGGCATCTTGCATCTCTTGTGCAAGTACCAAGACAAGCCTCGTTTGGTGCGTATGAGAGGTGAGTTCGTAGAGTTTGACCCTCGCACATGGGCTAATCAGTACGATGTAGCGATCAATGTAGGTTTGGGTGCTGGTAACAGACAAGAGCAAATGGCTATGCTTCAGATGGTTCTTGCTAAACAAGAGCAATTGATTAACCAGTATGGCCCTGCTAATCCTTATGTCTCCCCTGCTCAGTATCGTTCTACTTTAGGTCGAATGGTTGAGTTGGCAGGATTTAAGGATTCTGGTGAGTTCTACAAAGCGATCACACCAGAGCAAGATCAGCAATTGTCTAATCCTCCTCCTCCACAACAGCCACAGATGCCTCCAGAAGTACAGGCATTGATGCAAAAGACTCAGGCTGAGATTCAGGCTAACCAACAAAAAGCCCAAGCTGATATGCAATTGCAACAACAGCAAATGCAGATTGATATGCAGATGGCTCAACAAAAGGCTGGCCTTGAGATGCAGTTACTTCGTGAGAAAGAAGCGGCTAAGTTGCAATTAGAGCGTGAGAAACAACAAGCCTACTTTGCTATGAAACAGCAAGAGTTTGAGGTTGAGGCTCAATTGAAAGCAATGAAGGTCGGTGCTGGCATTACTTCTAACGTAGAGATTAAGGGTTAATCATGGCTGCTATTGATGATCTGATTAAGCAAATCCAGTCTAGAAGTGACACTTCCCAATGGACAGGTGGCTATGGTGCTGACGCTGCTACCAAGGACATGGCTCGCATCTTGTCCAGTATTGGTATTACTAACATTAAAGACTTTGGCAAGATTCCAAAGTATGAGCCTGTTCAACAAATTGGCATGACTCTTAATGGTCAGCCTGTTCAAGGTTCTGGCTCTCAGCTTTATGTGATGGAAGCAGTAGATACTGGTGATGGCGTAGATTACGTTCGCAGAGATTTAAGCCCAGAGCAAGCAGCGCAAGTAACGCCTACTTATGGTGTTGTTACAGGAATAGACGAATATAACCAACCTACCTACAGCCCTGTTGACGCTACAAACGTAGCAGTAAAAGATGGTCAACTTGTTGGTGTTACTGGTGAAACATTTGGTAACAAGGTAACAGGTCAAGAAGTTCCAAACACCTACACAGAACGCCAAAAAGGTGACTTCTTTGGTGGAACTTACGAGGGTAAGGGCAATACTGGTTATGGTGTTCAGTTTGATGACCAAGGCTTGCCAATTTTCTACACTCAAGGCGCATCCAGTAAAGATAAGTTATTGACAACATTGATGCCAGCGGCTCAGTTAGCTTTGATGGCTACAGGTGCTGGTGGTTTGCTTGGTAACACTTTGCTAGGCGCAGGTGCTAATCAAGTGGCTGCTGGCGCATTGGGTGGTGCTTTGCTTGGTGGTGGTACTGCTGCCCTAGCAGGTCAAGATGTACTCAAGGGTGCTTTGCTTGGTGGTGCTGGTGGTGCTTTGTCTGGCTACCTAAACCCTACTACTGGTCAAATCTCGTCTACACCTACAGAGGGTTCTGTTCCTCTTAGTACTGATGACATAGCCAAATTGACAGGCTCATCTGGTGATCTAGGCATTGATTATTCTTTGGCTAATGCATCTGGTGCAAATGCTGTAGAAGGACTAAAGGTTGGTAGAGCAGCTAACCTTGCTGAAATGGGTGGTGGTCAAGGTCTAACATTTAATGTAGGCGCACCAGTTACCTCTGTTGCTGATGCAGTTAGAGCCATTGCCACAATGAATGGAAGCGTTAATCCTGCTAATCTTGCAAGCATGGGTGGTGGTCAAGGCTTGACTTATCAAACCCCAACAGGCTTGGTTACAGAGGGTGGAATACTTAATGTAGGTGGCTTAACAGGTAATAATTCTGTGATTAGCCAAGGTTTTATTGATACTGCTGCCAACATTGGTTCAAACATTGCCAAGCGAGTTGCTGAAATTGATACTGGTGTAGATAAGATTAATTTAAAAACTACTCCTCCCCCTCCTACAGAATCAACAGCCGCTAAGACTGGTTTGGGTGCATCAGATATTATTAGAGCCGCAGGTGTTGCTGCCACAATAGCTGGTATAAATGCAGCATCAAAACCTACTGGTTCTGGTGGATTCCCAATAGTACCTATACCTAGCGATTGGACTAGCCCAATTAAACCTACAGGTACAGCAGCGTTCACTCCTTTAACACCGATTGACTTCGGTAATAAAGAGATGCTTCGTGGTACTCAATGGGAACAATTGCTAGACCCTAATTATGGTAAAGCTATTGAAATGCCAGTCTCTACCAACCCATCTAACATGACGTTTAATGAGTTGACCAGAATCTTGGGTAGTTCAAGAGAATCAATCCCAACACAGAACCTTACAATCAACGATGTAATTGCAGGAATACAAAGCCAATATGGACAAACACCTCAAGGCTCAATGGGCTAAGAATCTGTTAAGTGATGACTTTTTCA